CGCTCCTTCGCGTGCGACTTATGAAGATAAAAGAGAGACACCATCAAGAAGACACATATAGCCCCGATAGCCCCATACTGGATAAGTTCCTTTATAGCGTTATCCATCGATCCGCCCTCCGTGTCGAATGAGTTATGGTGCAGGCTTTATACCGTCGCCCGGAGCCGGGCTGGTAAAATATCCCGCGATCCAGCTGACTAGGGTCATAATGCCGGCGACTCCCCCCGCGATTCCGAGGCCGATAGCGGTCAGGGTAGCTTCGTCGACCGCGAACTGCGCTGCGAGCTCGGGGCTCACCAGTTTAATCATGCCTATGAGGGTCACGACGAACGCCACGATGCCGGTCACGTATCCCTGATACTTCACCTTCCGATTCATGTAATCATTCTCTGTAATGAACTTGGACATCTCACACCTCCGTGTTTATTTGAACGAGGCGGGACCAGCCGAAAAGGAGGTAAGCCAGAGCTTTAAACCCATCAGCGGCCCCGCCCCGAATTTACTTGCGCTTTATGTCGATTATTTCCTTAACTTTTTCCACCCTCAACGGATTCTGCACAGTCTCGAATCCTATTATTTCTTTTCCGCCTATGCCGTCGACCTCGATAGGTTCCTTTTTCGCTCCGTCTCGCGGCATCCGCATTTCGGTTATCGCCTCGACGTGAGTTTCCTTGGCGACGAGTGCGCCTTCTTCTACCTTGACCATATGCTTCCCCTCGGCGTGGTCTACAAACTCGCCCCGGAGCATCCACTCCTCGCCTTTTGGGATTATCGCCTTGGCCATACCGTCGCGGTATGGATCCATGCGCTCGTAAGCGAGGAGGTCTGTATCTCCGGTCTGGATTATCTCACCGGTTGCCGTGTCGTAGAGGACGTAGGAGACCTTTTGTGTGGCTTTGCCTATCTCCTCGTCAGTAAAATCCTCGTATAACTCTCTCAGTCGTTCCATTACCATTCCTATGATGGGTTCATATATTCCACTAGTCTTAGAGCTCCATTTTTACCCGTGAATCCTGTTTGGCCGACTAGCAGTGTGACTGTCCACGTGAAAGAACCTGCTGAACTTATATTGTCCTCGTATACCCCCGCGCAGGAGGCTATGCCCCCGTTCACAACACGGGTTGAAGCAAAGGGGTTCTGCAAAGATGTTGCACCGCGCTTCAACTCCGCCGTGTAGTTGAACGTCGTAGCGCCTCCGTGGTCGGCGATCATTGAAAACTCCAATCTGATTCGCGTTCCCGCACGCTTCGTATACGTGATGCTGATTACTGTCGCACCCGCCGTGGTCAGGGAGACTGACGCTACTAGCGACTGGGCTCGGGCTATGACTTCGTCCGGCTCAATGTCTCCTTGTAAAACGTCCCCAGTTGTCGCTGCCACCCTCGACGTAAACGAGCCGACATTTCCCGAGTGGTCTACGGGAGCAATTCTGGCGGCACCTACGAGGGCAGTCGTGAGGTTCCCCGTCTGACGTGTGTACTTGTATCCCGGCGCGAAAGAGGCATTATTCTCGTGGGGCACTATATCCCGCTTTAAAAGCGAGCCCCCTGAAATCGCCGTGTAAATTTCTATTATGTAGTGCGATACATCCGCGTCCGGGTGTTTACTCCACGTCCAGATAAGCTCCCCGAACTTGGCTGCCCCTGTCAGGTTATGTGTCCAGCTTCCCGGAGCCGTTGAGTCTCCACCGGCGACGTAGCCTGCACCCCCATTATCAGCGAGAACGCCGAGCCCCTTAAACTCTCCCGTGACGTTCAGCGATTCAATCAGGAAGTCGTACCGCAAGCCCGGAACGAGTCCCTCTATTCTCGCCGACGTCGTGAATGTCCCGGCTGCCCTGTACGCCGATACGGCGTCCGAGTGGAGCTTCACGCTGACGATAGCCCCGCTGTAATTATCCTCCGGCGCCGTCCATGTAATGAGCGCGAAAGGGTGCGCCGTGAACCCCACTATCGACATGGACATCGTTACAGAAACGCCGGTTACCGGGTCGGGGATCGACTTCGTGTAATCAGGCGGTATCGCAAAGCTCGCATCATCCTGAAGCGAGCCCCCCTCGTCCGTAATCGGAACATATGTATAGGGCGATGCCGAGTAAGGAACGAGCGAAAGGCTATTCGCCCCGGCTGGAGTAATACTGCACGCGGCCACTTCCCAGTTACTATCTTCTAGGCCCAAAGTCGGGATATGTATAGTAATCCTCTCGCCCCTGTGAACCGAGCTGCCTTCCTGCCCTACTTCTACGGAAAGCTGTTTTACCGCGGCGGCTATGCGCTTCCTCCTATAATCGAGCCACCTGTCTGCCGTCTCGTGGTCATACACAAATGGAAGTATCAGCGTATGGTCTACGCCGTTCGGGCTCGCCTGCCTCGTTAATTCATGCTGATATGAATCATTCTCTTTATTATTTTTGCGGTATCTGACTTTTAATGCCTTTACCTTCTCGCTCGGGTGAAGATGCACTATCTCCGGGCTCTGCGTGAGGATATTGTTCCAGCCGGTCTCGTCTCCGAGGCCAAAACTGTGAGCGGAGGTTTTTGACTGGTCAACGGCTATCTCTATCGCATCGCCCTTCGAGAGAACCATGTCCCGGAAGGACAGAAGCCCCTGAACGTCCCCGGAGCCTTCGAGGATATCCTGAATGGTAGTCGTATCGCCGACAACACCCTCGCAGAGCATATCGTCAATCTCCGTCAGCGCGGCTGCATCGTCGAATGAGCCGGAATCTATATCGAGTCCGAGTCCCCATACGTCATTGCTGAGTATGCTTTCTATGGCCCTGACAGGGTTCGTCTCGTCGGGGAATCCGTTCGCGTCTGCATAAATTGCATCTACGCTGCCTTGTACGCCCATGCGCTTCTTAAAGCGGATGAAGGCTATGCCGGTATAGGGCGACGCTTGAGAGCCGTTGAAGAATCTCCACTCCCGGAGCCTGTAATCGCTCCCCGAGTTGGGCGTTACGCTCCATGAGCTATTGATCGTGATTCTATTATTCGCCGAGTCGTAGGCGGTTATATGCCTTATCTGTCCCGCGCCTGTCCCGGCGGTAATCTCTACCCACCAGTAGCGATACCAGCTATCCGGTCGCCTGTCGGCAGATTCGAGCGTAAGCGTCGTCGAAGTCGCCGAGGCAACGTCGCCCTCAATGTCGTCGAGAGCCTGTTCTTCGCGGTAGACTGTAAAGACTTCCTGAAAGTTGTGTCCATCGAGTCCAACTCCCTCGCCTATGGCATAGTCATATTCCCGGTTCGAATCGTCCTCTTTGATGTAGAGGAGCGGAATCTTCTTTGCCCTGCCGAAAACAATCGAGATAGGCTTGCCGAGATCGTCCGCTACAGGCTCGAAGCTCGGGACGGATACCTTCTCCGCCTCGACTATATCGTTCAGGGTTCGCCGCGGCAGCTCCTGCGTGAGCGCGATAGCGTCCACGTCCTCGACGTTCACCGTGCATCTGTGAGATAGCGTCCAGCTTGTAACCCGCCCCTTCCATTCACGAGTATTGCCCGCCTCATCTACGAAGAAGAGCCGGACGTATGAGTCCTGAAGCTCAAGCGAACTGATAAGCCCGTCCGAGTTATCCAGGACGAGCGTTACCTGCCGGAAGCCCGTTATCCCAAAGCGGGAGCCGAACTCGGCCTCGTCCAGCCGCGGTAATTCGAGAAGTCGTCTGTCAAAGAACTCGCCCGCCGGGAAAGCCCCCGAGGGCATTGCAGTACTGCTTACCTCTACATAGACAGTCGGGAAGCCGTAATCAGTCCGGGCTTCTATAGGATCGAGAGACCATTTGAAGCTGTAGTCAGAAATGATTATCGAGCCCGAGCCTTGTATATTCAGGCTCGCTTGCCCCTGGAGGGCTAAGACCCCGGCCATTGAGCCCTGAGCGTCAATCTCTAGCGCAGCCTCGCTTGTAAGTTCTGCAAGTCCTCCCGAGATCGCGCCGGTACCCTGTATCTCCAACTGCGAAGAGCCGGGGAGTGCGTGATCGTAGCTGATGAATCCCGAGGCATCTATCTCGACCTCGGATTCGCTCGCGAGGTTATGTACTACGTCCTCATCGAGCACGACTCCTGCACCGAGCACATCTATCGACGAGCCGTAGTTATGGTTCCAGACGTGCGTAAACGCTCCGGCGTCTGACTGCGACTTGCGGCCCGTTCCCATGCAGAGCATGAAATCCACTACTTCCGTCCCGAAGTCGGCAGATTCCGTTATGGAGGAGCCGTTTGTCCACGTCGGTAGGGTAGTCCCGAATACCCAGCCCGAATTTATCGAGGCTATGCCGCAGCTGAGCGCTAGGGTCGTCGCCCCGTTCTTCCCCGTGTTGTTGAGGTTGACTGTGATTCCGGTTGCCGAGGCGTTTCCGTCTGCATTGTTCAGAATCACAATCGGATTCGGGTTCGTAACGAAGTGCGCCGCGACGAGCATGCGGCTGGGATTGTTGACTGTCACGGCAAGTGTCCGGCTGCCGGGAGTAGGCATATTGCCATCTTCGAGCTTCCAGACTTCGAGCTTCGTTGTGCTCCGCGTTTCCGTGGAAACGAGCGTAAGCGCATTCCCGCCGCAGGTAACGCCTGTAATATTTCTGAGCGCATCATCGAGTACCGCTATAAAGACAATCAGGATGCGCTTCGATGTCGCAGCCGGGACGGTGACTGTCGTGTTTAGCGAGTTGGCGTTGCCGCTTGAATTTGTCGTGCAGCCTACATACGTTAAAGCCACTTCTCACCTCACACGGCCAGTATGTTTAGTCCGCCGTCCGGCACCTTGTACCCGTCTCCGTTCAGCACCTCCGCAGGGGCATCCCAATCCCCGAATACGAGGATGTTTCCCGATGTGGAAGCGTCATAGAGTCGCCATCCATCGGTATCCCCGAGGTCGCCACTTGCCGTGCCGAAATTCTCCTCGGCTGCGTTAACGATCTCTTTAGAGGCTGCAGGATCGAATGCCGTCGCCTGCCTTGCGTAACCTCCCCCGGTGAACTCGGTGCCTCCGTCGTCGATAACGGCCAGATAGACCGTCGAGGGCATCGAGTACGAGGTCTCCCCGAGCATATGGTTTACAATCCGGTGTTTCAGATAGTCCGAGAAATTATCAAGGGCGATTATCTCTAGTGCCTCATCGAGAATTTTGGGCGTAGAGCCAGCCGGGAAATTCCTCGTCGGGATAGAAAACCCGAGTATGAAATTGCCGCCGGATGAAGCATCCCATATACCGACATGGCTAACTGTTATCCCTCCAGTCGGGACAACCGCGAAGGTTATATCTCCATCATTCGTCGCAGGATTGCCAAGCGTGGCGACGTTCCATCCCGAGGCGGGCTGCTGTCGTGAGTATCCGAGATATGAATGCTCATTCGCCCCGTTGTTGCCCGGATTGCCGCTGTGAATCGAGACGTGAACGGTCGGCATAGACCATGAGGCCCGGCCAGTTATATGATCGAGAATTTTATTGGCTCCATATGTCCCGAGTGGCATAACACTTCCCTCCTGTTGCCTTTCCCCCTTCGCTGAAGCTTCGGGCGATGAAAAGGCAGGGTTAAAATCGCAATTCGCGAATCGGAAAATGAGAATGAAAATGTTAGAAAATTGCTATTTGTTGTTACCGTTTACGTAATCTTTGCGGGAATCTTGCGGCGGCTTTTGCAACTCCGCCTTCACCGCTTCGAGTGCCGCGATATTATCCCTCGTCTGCATAGTTCCGTAAAACCTGCTCGCGCACTTCAAGGCTTCCTCGACACGTTCCCGTGATTCCTTCTTCCAGTCGTCCTGCTCTAGCTCATAGCCCATAATCAGTCACCACAGCCACACATATTTCCGCAAAACTGACAAACGAAATGGCACCCGACGCGATTCATTATCTCTGCTCCACAGCCGGGACAAATATCTACTCGGGCTATCCGTGGAGATAAATCTCCGGTTTCCTTTTCATCTCTCTTTTTATCTTCTCTTGAATTTTCCAAAATCGTCGAACCCTCCCCCTTTCGCGGGACAATTTATTTCTCGTATCCACAGTTGGTTACGCTACATATCTCAACCGTGTCTTGTCAGCAGAATGTTACATTTTAGCAACTAAATAATCGTCTCAAACACCACCGTCCCGAAGTCAGCGGTATTTACATTCGGTGCCGACACGCCTGCCCTCAATTCCCCGACTTTCTTGACGAGATATGCCTGCCAACTCTCCCCGAGGTTGAAGTCGAGGAACAGCGTCGCCGTCGTGTCGCGGAGAAGCCCCGCGGCCTCTTCGACCTGCGGCCCGCGCATGTTCGTCAGCGCCTCCGTCTTGAGCGCGAACGATATCATCATCGGCGACATGATGCCGAGTTTTATTCGCTCACTTCGGCCTGTCGGAAACTGGTTTACGACGACGTTGCTGTCGGGGATAGCGTACTCCAGCGGATACTCCACCCACGTCGCCGCGTCGAGCTCGACGACGCCGACGGGCACGCAGAACGTCCCGATCCGGAAGTAGCTCGCGCCGTCGACGGGCGACTGCGCCGGTATGTAGATACCGAGATACCGTTTCCCTGTCAGCGTGATATTATCGACGCGCCTGTATACCCCGTGCATAGGGTCTTGCTCTACTGTCCTGAGCAACCCTATATCCGCCCAGCCGGAAGTACCGTTCGCACTCTCCTGATATTTAAAGCTCGCATAGTTCACATAGTCGAGATACACCGTTATATCCGTCTGAGTGGCCCCGAGGTCTATTACTACCCTATGGTCTGAGCCGACGCCTGTAGACCGCCACGCTCTCTGCGGGGAGGTTCTATCGGCCATATTCGACTTCGGGAAGCTGGAAGCCTCGCTCGTCGCGGATAGAACGCTTATCGACAGGAAGTTCTTCGATATTCTCCGGTTGCTCAATTAATCGCCTTCCTCGATGCGTTCTGGACTGCGCCTTTTAAGTCAGCCGCCGACCTGTCTATCTCGTTCTTCATTTCATGGGCAAGCTCTTTGACAAGCTGTCTCGTAACCGTCTGAACCGTGGCCGGGTTATCGGAATGAATGTAGACGTCGAACCGCCTATCCCTGCTGTTCTCGCTCGCCATATCAGACGTCCGTCCTCTGACAATCTGCTCGGGCGTTCTCTGCTCGTTCGTGAGGTTCGAGAGGTATCCGGTTCTTGCAAGCCTCTCTGTAAAGTTCGATAGGTTCGCCCCGCCTGTCAGTATCGCCCTCATCTGCGGCTCGGTGATGACCGCTTCCTTCCCGTGTAGCATGGCGAAAGTCCCGGAGCCAAAATTCTGTAAACCTCCCGAGCCTCCAGCGAATCCCGGAACCTTCCCGGTAAACGCCTGCGCTATTAGGTCGAGCGCCATACCGTTCCTGTTTACGGCCGCAAGTTGCTCCGTCATGATTGCCGACTGCTCTTTCAGGGTAACGAGGCTCGATTCGGATATTCCCGCGATTGCTCCGAGCCCCTCCGTCTCAGTCTGGAATCCCCAGGTGTTTATCTCCCCGAGCTGCTTAAACCTATCGTCTAGTAGTCTCTGTTGCTCGCCCTGGATGTATTTGAAGAGGTCTTGAAGCTCCTGCGAGGCGACGAACGTATTATCGACCGTCTGCTGCTGGAGAGACGACATCTGCTGCTGAGCCGCCTGAATCGAAGCGTCTATGGCTTTAAGCTGGTCATTATTCGCCGCGGTTAGCCTTTCTATCTCCGCATTAATTTCCTCGACAGAGCGCCCCCTGCTCTCGGTTAAATCCGCGAGGCTGGATAGCCCTCCCGTTACCTGGTCGAAGATAGATACGAACTCGGGGCTGTTTACTCCGAAGGCTTCACCCGCCGTATCGAATAGGGTCTTAAACGCACTTTCGAGACTCTTGGCGAGGTCTAATTGCCTGTCCGGGTCTGTCGTGCGGGAAAGCTCCGACTGTAGGGCCGCAATATCCGTCTGGAGCATATTTACCCGCTCAACGCCGGTAAATATCGACTGCTGCGAGAAGATGATACTGTCGAGCGTGCCCCGGATAGATTCCGCGAGCTGAGCGAACGCCTGAGCGAGTCTCAATTCTTCATTGAGTGCATCTATACGCGCTCTGAACGCCTCGTTTATGCGCTCCTTCTCCTGATTGAGTCCCTCTATGCGCCCCTGTATCGCCGCTCTTTCGGCCTCGAAGGCCGCCTGAGCTTCTGCTCTGAGCTTCTCCTGCGACGCGTTGAAAGCTGCCATCTCTTCTTGGAGCATCGTATTCGCAATGCCGGTGAGCTGATCGAGGAACGCCTCCTGCTCGGATAGGGATAGCTGGCCCTGATTGTTCTGTAAGAACGATTGAATCTGAGAGGCTGCCTGAGACAGATAAGAGCTCATATCGACTGTCGCCATGCCGAGGGAGGCCATAGTCTGATTCAGGCTTATCATCTTGCCTATAAGCCCCGAAATAGAGCCGACGACCTCCGCCGTGAGGGATACTATAGCGTTTCTGAGGTCTGCATACTGCTGTACGACTTCGGGGTCTATCTCTGCGTTTTCGATTAACTCCCCGAGCTTGGCGCGGAGTGCTTCAATGGACGGAACCGCCTCGAACCCGAGGGAATTTGCCAGCCCCTTGATGGTGTTCATGGTCTGCCCTATCGCGTCGTTAGCGTTCCCCGAGACGATATTAAAGGCGTCCACGAAGGCGGAGAACTTCTCGATAAACTCCTGCCCTATGATGGCCCTTTCTTCCCTGCTTCCAGCCGCTTCCATCTTTGCAAGAAAGTCGTCTATGAGTCCTTTCGCCCCATCCGCCGATACGCCCAGCGCCTGAAATGCCGGTTCGAAGAAGCTCTCCCTTATCGCAAGGAAGAACTTCGCGGGCAGCTCGCCCTCGATGAACGCCTGGAACTTCTCGGCGATCTTCTTGCCTTTGGCGTCGAATTCAAGTAAACGCTCCCCGCCTATTACCGTATCGATATCTATTTCGGCATTAAGAAGCGTCTCGTTAAGCTGGTCAAATAGTTCTGCCGGAAGTCTGCGTATTATGTCCTGTATGCCTTCTATGGTGTCCTGTATGCGCTGCTGTATTAATTCAAGTATCTTCTCGTCGCCGCCCGCTCCGAGGCCGACGCCCCCGCGCTTTACGCTTACCTGCCCGATGTTGTCAAGGAAGAACTCGGGCGACAGGAACTCTTCGACTACAGCCGCCCTTCTGCCCATATCTGTCTTAACGGAATCGAAGTCTATATCCAGTCGCGGGGTCTTCTTGAGTAGCGGGCCGAGGATGGAATATGCAAGGGCGGCTGCTGCAAGGACAGCGCCGACATAAGGTGCAGCCGCGCCTATGGCACCGAGAACACCCGTACTACCGCCCCCGGCGAGCGTACTAACAGGAATACCCGCCGTGAGGCCGCTTACGCCTACGCTCCCCACACCGCCAGCCGCGCCGCCAATCGCCGCCGCTGTCGCGCCTCCCGCAGCCGCGCCGCCGCCGAATATTCCGCCGAAGAGGCCAGCCGCACCGACGGCATCCTTCCCGAGCCCGAGTATATCCGTCGCCTTTGCACCTTTCGTATCTACCCCTATGGCTCCCGCTATGCTGATTACAATCTGGCGCGTGCTTATCGCCGCAACCATATCCAGAAACGCCCTGAGAATCGCCCGGAAGGCGTTCTTTGCCACGTCCACAAGATCGTCAAACTTCCCGGTAAGCACGTTGTAAAACAGGTCCGAGAAATTCTGAGACATTTGGGAAAGCGTGTCCGCGAAGAATTGTGCCGCGAGCTCCCCGTTGGTTTCCACGGAGAGGGCGAATTCTATTATTCCCCCCTTCATCTGGTCCCAGAAGGAAGTTGAGAGCTTGAGTCTGTCGGCGTACGCCTGCATTTCGATGGTTCTGATGTCTCTTTGAACCTGGGCGGTCGCCTGAATTATGATCTCATTCGCCCTCGCGAAATCGATTCCGAACTTCTCTGAAAGGTCCGGAGTGGCCGCAATTTTTAGAACAGTGTTAACAAGGTTGGCGAATTCCTCCCGGACATTTCGAACCTGAACTTCTACAATATCGAGGGATTTGAACTCACTTTCGAGTTTCTCTTTTGCTTTGAATCGTAGAACGATAAGCTGAAGGGCCAACATACCATCCACGACGCTTAAGATTTCCTCTCCATATCCCCGCATTGCAAGGTTCGCCTTAGCTGAAGCTGCGTCAATGCGAGCTATCGCCTCCGGCCCCTTCCCCAGCTTCGAGATTTCATCAACAATCCCGGCAATATTCGAACGCAGATCGTTTAGGGCATCCGTGTTTAGTTTCTGCTTGCTCAGCCTCTCGAACTCGTCGGCAAGGGCCGCGCTCCCACCCTTATATAAGAAGGCCGCCTTAGCCGCCTCAATGGCAGCGAATTTGTTCTGTTCGAGGGCTACATTCGCTATCTTCAGCGTCTCGATCTGCCTCTCCATTGACTGATTGAGGTTGTCTATGGCGCTCCGGGCGCGGTCTTGTGGTCCGAGCAATTGTTTGAACAGGTCACGCTGTCGCTGCTGCTCTATAGTAACGTCTTTCGTGACCGCTGCGGCAGTTTTTGCCACAGGAGCGAGTTTGGAGTATTCGCCGCCCACGCTTTCAATAGACGCGCCAAGTCTGTTTGTAGTCGTTATCGCTGCCGCTGCCGCGTCGCTGTATTCCTTTATCTCCCGCCCACCTTCTCCAAGGCCGAAATTCTTAACTATGTCCCTCGCACTGGCTATTACGCTGAGGCCAGCGATGCCCCTCCCATACTTCTCGGCAAATTCGCCTGCTGACTTGCCCGCATTTTTGAACCCTTGGTCTATGCTGTTCAGCGCAGAAGCCGCCGAATCCCCGAAAGTTTTTAAATCCTTCAACGCTTGAACGACATCGCGTAGTCCCTGTATGAAATCGGGGAGGCCCGCCTTCGCGCCGTCCACCCATTCTTTCACTTTCTGCTTTACGAGATCATCATTCTGGTCTACCCAGTTTCTTAGTTCGTCAACAACGTCAGCAACGAGGGGTAGGAATATGCCACCGAGCTGTATACCGAGCCCCTGTGAACGCAGCTTTATGTCATCCAGTGTTTCCTTGAACTCTTTCCCGGATTTGACTGCATCCTCGGACAGGACAATCCCGGCCTCCCGATACTTCTCCGCGAGGTCGTCGCCCCCTTTAACAAGCTCGTCTAATATGGGGATAAGGCGCTGTCCATTCTGCCCAAATAGGTGAGTAGCGAGTGCGACTTTTATGGAGTGATCTTCGACCTGGCCGAGGCGCTCAGCAACGAGCGGGAAGATGCGGTTTAAGTCTCCCCCGGCCGCCCTTACGTCCTTTAAGTCGATACCGAGAACGCGGAGAGCCTTCCCGCCATTTCCCGACCCGGATACGAGTTCAGCTATGGATTTGTTGAGTTCTTTGATGCTTTGAGAAACCGTTCGTAGGTCTGCGTCGTTTTGTTTGGCGATCTGGCCCAATATTGATAGGGTCTCGACGTGCAGCCCCGTTTCTTTCGAGGCTCTGCCTATCTGGTCTGCATAACTTGCAAAGGTAGATGCCAGGGTGAATGGAAGCGTGGCGAGCTTGGAGGCTATTTGAGTAAGAAGGTTGATTAGCGAGATCGCGGCGGTCGCGACAACGCCTCCGATAGCACCGGCAAAGGCAGCTAGTTTGACATTGGCGCTCTCGGTAGCTCGGGAAAAAGTCGAAACCCCCTTAGTCATCTGGCCGAAAGTAGAAGAAGTCTGCTTGCCCGACTTCTCGACCTCGGAACCGACCTTCTTTGCCTCGCTGGCAATATCTTTCAGGCCCTGGGTATTCGCAGTTATTTTGACTTCGAGATTGCGCTGTTCGGCCATTTGAAAACAAAAAACCCGGCGCACCTCCGAAAAGGGGCCGGGCTTTCTCCGTTGGATTTTTAGATATTATTTGGGCTATTTACATTTTAGGAATTTCTCGACCATAAACACGTCTATCAACCCCGCTTTGTCCTTTAACTGCACTTTGACCCACGATATTGGGACAGTGGCGATTGCGTTCTCGCCCGGGATAGACATTTTAACTGAGTCGTACTTATGCAATTCCTTGATGGTTGACTTATAAAGCCATACACACCGTTCGGATTCGAGAAGTTTTTCTTCGGTATATTTGTCCCCGATCCCAATAGCTCGAACTAGGCTTGCCATTGTCTCCCGGGTATTACATGCAAGGTCTACGTCTTCCTTCATCTCGCACGTCTTGTAAGGCAGCTCGTCAGACGCCGTAGCTGGCAATATTCCAGCAATTAACAGGAGGGCGATTATCAACAATCTCATAATCTGATTATATGACTTCTAATTCAATAATCAACCCTCAGACTGCCTTACTTTTCCTTTCCGCCCTCTTTGGCTTCGCGCCGAGCGCCTTTTCCCTCTCGGCAACCATATTCTGCGCGGCTTCGGTGCCGTCTCCGACTTGTCCCTTGCGGGCCTTATCGGACTTCTTTTCGACGAACTCCACGTACAGCCGGTCGGCAAGGAGAATCATGTCCATAGTGCGGTCAAGCTCCCAATCTACATATCCCTTCCGGCGCAGGTCGAGCTCTACCTCGGAGTGTACAAGCTCCCCGATAGCCATGCCTACACCGTGGCGCTGGCCGGATACGTAATACCAGAGCGCTATCCACTCCCGCTGATAAGGCTCGAATCTGGCAAGCGCCTTCTCGGGCGATACGTAGACCTTTCTGAGAGCTGCTAACTCAGCCGCATCCTCTTTCGGGAAGGCGTTCTTCAGCTTCCGTCTGAGCTTCTTTTTCTCTTCGAGTTGGACTATTCGGCGCTTGAGTCCATCGGGAGAGTATCGTCTGAGCTCTTTTCCGATTCGGACGTTTTTGTCTTCGTATAGCCCTGAGAAATATTCTCGGGCTCGTCGGTAAAATTTTCCTCGTCTTTCTTCTCCTCTTCGTTCAGCTTCCCGGCGACGAGCTCGTAGCTCGCCCTGAAGTTGTTAAGCAGGAAAGAGGATTTGCAGAACTCGTTATAAAGCCACTCTTTCGTGTCTTTGTCGTAAAGCACGCGCTCGCCCTGGTCTGTCAGTCCGAGCACATCCTGAATCAGGTTATAGACAAGAAACTTGGCGGCTCGCTTCGGGTCTTCGCTGCTTATCTTGATACCCTTTTTGTCTACCTTCGTATCCGACATCAGGTCGCGAATTTGTGAAAGCCGGGAGACCGTGGGGTACGGACACTTGTAGCCGATTTCGCGCCAGCCCTCATCATAATTAACCCATTCGCTTTTCTCGTTTTTGTATTGCGGCCACTCGTCGATGTCTATATCCCTGTAAGGATACACCGTAACGTAATTCGATACACTCTTTGTAAGGCTTTTAATCTCTGGCATGCTTACTCTCCTTTTGTTTTGTTGTTCTAATCCATTGGAATAACGGTAGCCCTTATTCCATTTTGAGGCCGAATACTGGAATTAGGCTCCGTCGTCCTCGCCTTCCGTCTGCACCGCGAAGTCGTGGCCGCGGCCCTTCTTTTTCTTCTTCTCCGGCTCGGGCTCCATCTGCTCGAAAGTCCCGTAACCGTAGTGCTCGCCTACCCTGATAACGCACTCGGGCTTAGACATGCCCTTGCGCCACGTAACGATGAAATAGTTAGGCGAAACGGCGTTCCCGTCCAAGTCCTTGAACGTGAGGTTCGGCTCCACCTCGTACATCTCGTGTTTACCCTGCATGGGGACGATCTTCAGGTAGACCTTCCCGTCGTCCCCTTTCCACATCTTCCAACTGTTCAGCGTGCCGAGGGGGTAGCTGTCCTCCCCGGCGGATATATCGGATTCGGTTAATCGGAATATCATGGAGCCTCCTTACGGCGTCGTATCTTCGACCGGCCATTCGAGATTGGTCTGCATCGACTTGATTACGGCAGTTATGTCCGTATTCGTCGCCGGGTCAAGTCTGCCAAGGAAGCTCTTCTCGTCGGTTATCGGGTCTTTGGACGATACGCCCGGATGCGGATTCCCCTCGAACTTCGCCTTCGGAACGGTAAGCGCTATCTGGTGGTTGTTGTCGCCGATATACGTCCAGATGAACTCCAGTTTCGTCTCAGTTCCGGCCACCGTTTTCTCCGCAAACTGCTGCGTCTCATACTGATAGGTGAAGTTGCCGTTGACTGCGCCTTCTCCCGGGGTGATTGCTCCTTTAATCGGCGAACCGATAACGAACGAGCTCTGAATTGTGTTTTCGATGGTTAGGGACAGGTTTTCAAGCTGATTTGTGACCTGTTGGGCATCGTCAACCTCGATCTTGGCTTCCCAGTGAGCGTAGGGGATCATCTCTATCGCCGTCGGAGAGCCGCCCGTCAGTATATCCTCACTGAGCACCTGGTAACGCTTGGAGTTAAGCGTAATGTTCAGGGTCGGCAGGTCGTCCGGACTGACGTTAATCGTCAGGTTCGAGAGCTTGCTTCCCGCAACGAGCATGAGAGACGTTATGTCGTCGAAGACCAGCAGGAAGCTGATACCAGCCGGGATAGACGATCCTCTCACAACCGTATGAGTAAACGGGGCGAGTTTCTCGACTACCGCGACACCGCCCGCATGAGCCTTCCTGAGTCCATACGGGTTATTCGATGCGTGCAGTGGGATGGTCGTTCCCGACGTCCAGGACGGGTCCACCTTCACTATTTCCGCGTTGGCCCCCGTATCTACCAGTAGGTAGATGTTATCGGAGACGTTGGTAGCTGACGCGAGCACTATCGAAGTAGCCCCGGCCACATGAGCCCCGTCGAGAGTCGTAGTTACAGGGTCGGTGCCCTGAACCGTGCCCGCGCTGGAATACGTGGTGCTCAGAGCATGGGCAAAGAATAACCCCGCTGTCGCAAGGTCAAGCTCGACAACCATGTCCGCGCCCGCGTCGTAGTTCCCTTCCCTGAAGTTCGAAAGAACCCTGACACCGGACAGCGCCTGCGACCTCTGGAGGGGCCTGCCGCCCGAAGGGGTAAACGATCGCACATTTCCGAGAAGGAACCAGTTGCCCGCCGGGTTCGTTTCCTTCACGGCTTCGCCGACTTCATGCCTGTAGTTAATCTTCGTATTGGCGTCGAGGGCGACGGTAGTTCCCGACGTGTAACCTGCGTCCACCTTCACGAACTCCATGTTCTGCGCAGTCCCTATCCTGAAGATATTCCCTGCGGCTATACCCGAGTCAGAGGCTACAACAATGCTCGAAGCCCCCGGGTTGACCGCGGCGGCCAGTGTCGTATCCGCGCCGGAATCAACCGACGGCGTTACTCCGTTCACCTGCTCGATCTTGTAAAGAATTTTTGCACTGGAACCTGATGCCTGTCCCATATTTGTCCACCTCGCTAAATTTGATTTTCAATGCGCAAACAAAAAGCCCCCGGAACGGCTATGCCGCCCAGGGGCCTGCAATCGTATTCTGTTTTCCGGTTACCGCTTATCGTGTACAGCTATTGTTTCGATACGTATTTTTAAACGTTCCATAATGGTTATTCCCGCAGCCTCCCCCGTCGTTCCCCAGCATCGAGGTCTTGCAAGTATTGTTCTCGACTGTGTTGCCGGCGCTCTGATAGAAGCTGAAGCAGAAGTGGTCCGAGTCATTCGTCGGCGGGTATCCATAGGTGTTTATGGAATTCTCACGCATGATAATGTTCCGGACGTTCCCCCAGGAGATGATCCCGAGCGAGGTCGTGTCGATGTTATTATTCGCATATAGCCCGCCATTAATGCCGACCTTCCCCGTACATGCCTCCGCGTTACCCTGAATCGCCCTGCCGCCTGAATGCCGGAAGGTGTTCTGGATGGCGTATATATTCGTTATCCCAAGGCATGTGAAATCGGAGAAATAGAGGTCGTGCGCCTGCTTCTGCGAGACATCGGGAAAGGGTTTATTATTCGCATCATAGCCCGGCCACTCAAAGAGGTTCCCCTGAACGGTCACATTATTAACGGCGGCCTTTTCGGTCGCGATGTTAACATTGGCGAACTTGTTGTGATGGATATGATTGTTGCGGATTACGACGTCAGAGGCGAAGCTCTTTACACCCTCATAGCCATACCTGATCTCGAATCCTTCGATGATAGTCCCTTTCGCGGGAACGTAAATCCAAATCTTATCTTCCTTGCCGTAGCCCGGCTCGATGATCGGCTTCGATCCCGGCGCTGCCATGAGTCGAACGGGCTTGTTAATATAAAGCGGACCCTTCCATATCCCGTCGAGAACGCAGATAGTAACGTTAGCCGGGGCTGCGTTGAGCGCCGTCTGTAGAGCCGCCATTGTGACCGTCGAGCCCCCGTTCGGACACGCGGCCGGCGCCGGAGTCGGCATGGGCGTCGGAGCTGCGGTCGGTTTCGGTGTAGGTACGGGCGTCGGTTTCGGTGTCGGCGCAGTGGTAGGAACAGGCTCCTTAATGGGTTCGCAAGTAAAGCTCCCCGCCCTATACGTGCATAGAAAGCTCTCCTGCCCGAAGGCCCCCTTCTGACAGGCGAACGCTATACAGAATATCGCTGCCAGAATCGTCACAAGTCCGAATATTGCATGATCCCTTTCATCATTTCTCTTTCTCATCTGCTTATCTCCCTCAATTTACTGTGTCGTTCGCTCCGCAACCGCTGACGCTTTCGTAGTTCGAGCCCCAGTCGTTGCGGCCACTACCATTCCAGAGCCAATCATTCGAGTTCACGTCCCACGTATTGAAGTCGATGGTGTTCTCCGGGCATCCACTTGCCTCGTGGAATCTTAAAGGCTGCCCGCTGGAACTGGTTGAAGTAAAAGTGTTGTTGCTGATCTCGCTGTTCTCGACAGCCCATAAGCCGATAAACGTATGGTCTGTATCGTTCGTCGCGGGCCATGAATTCATGACAAAATCATTGCTTGATATTTCTATGTCTGTTGCGCCATAAAAAAGAGAAATACCCCACGAATTATTTTCAAACGTGTTTTCCTCAACCAGCACATTTTGTATTACGGAAGTCCCGATACATTCAGAACCGTTCATCTGAAGCCCGCGTCCGCCAGCATGCCTTATAAGGTTGTGATGAACATGAACCCCGTCTAATCCGTTACAGTTAGAACCGTCGCTCAAGTAAACGCCGTGAGAGTTCTTAGGGCTGATATTTTCTGCCGGATTCCACGGGGCGACGTGGGGATCACAGTCCGTTTTTACATCTACTGTACAGTCCGCAGTCTCGATATAGCCGTTAACCTCTACGGTGTTGCCCGCTATCTCGAGATTCGTGAGCTCTCCCTGGTCAGTAACGGTGATAATCCCAAAGAGCAGATTATTGTGAATCTTCGAATTCAAAACCTTCGTGTTGCTGGCATGAATATTTATGCCGTTGTAGCAACCGTAGATTTCAATGCCGTCCCATGTGTGATAAGGGCCAGTGATGTTGACACGCTTTGCATCCGTAGCCGGAGTATTACACGTAACCTTCGGGCTTTCTCCGGAATAATTCGATATAACCAGAGGACTTCCCGACGAGCAGTTCTTGCTAAGGAATAGCGGTGAAGTAAGTGTATATGTGCCATTCCGAACTACTATCAGATCGCCACAGCTCGCCGCTGAATATGCGGCCCCTATGCTCGTGTGAGTCCCGCCGGAAGGTGCTACGACGAAGTCGGGCGGCGGCGTGGGAGTTGGGCTCGGAGTCGGAGAAGGCGTCGGGCTCGGAGAAGGCGTAGCCGAAGGGGCCGGACCGCAGATGAAGGTGCACCAGGTGGCCTCGGCGTAGCTCGCACTGCGCACGCACGCCGCGAGGAAGAGCGCGAGAAAAATAGCGATTATCAGTCTGGGTGCCGTATTCATCTATTACCTGCAAGATATAATTCGAGGGTGAGCACCTATCACAGTGCCGTTATTTGTTACGGCAATCCCCGTTTCAATTTCGATGTACTGCCCTATCATTGGATTAAGCACAACGCGCCCGTTCGGATAGCAGTCGGGCGAGTAACCGTTAGCTAGAGCAGTTCGTTCCGCCGTGGTGTGTTCGCCCATCCACATGGCGCACTCAGCCATACTCCCGTGCCAAAATTCATCACCGCTGGAAGTGCCCCATTCCCAAATACCGCTCCAGTTTGTAGCAGGGTCCGTGGACCCTATCGAAGCCGAAACAACTTGGGCGTTGTTCACATACCCAATGTAGTTCGTAGAGGTTCGCGTATAGTAGACGTGCGTCCAGCTCGTGTTGCCTGTCCACGGCGCAGTAGGATTGGAAGAGAGCGCGACCGAGTTGGCTCCACCGTTCGAGGTAGCTTCAAATTTATGAAAGTTTGCCGTACCGCCGCTCTGGTCTACCTCGGACTCAAGGATTCCGTCAGAATCCGAGCGCCGAAAAATTGCCCTGTCGCTAGGCCACCCTGTTGTTGAAGCAAGTTTCACCCAGCAAGAAATCGCCCACGGGTCGCCCTGAAAATCGAGCGCGGCGTTGTCCGCCAAGGTCACATTATCATTCGTACCGTCGAAGACCCATGCCGGATATGCCACACCTGGGCCCAAGAAGCAAAGTAGAACGGCTAGAACGAGGCTATGATGTCTCACGTACTTGCCCTCCGAGGAAATCTATCGTATCCGCGCCTCCAGTGTCCGACGTATCGTCGCGGCAGAGTCTGAACCTGCACAGCTCGTCCGCGGCGCACGAATCCATCTGCGCGCCGCTCGTGAACGCGATCGACACCTTCGTCGGAATGCCCGACGTCGCATTGTTGCTATTGTTGTCAGCGCTGATCGCGGTCGCGAAAGAATCCGAATCTATATCCTGCGAAACGGCGATCCTCTCCCACGAGCCGTCCCAGTCCGTGTCGTTCGAGGTCTCCGTCGAGACGTACCAGATGTCGACAGTCACCCCGTTCCCGCCGTAGGTGTTGGGCATGGGAAAAGTCCACACTGCACACACGTTCCCGTTAAAGCTTAGCGCCGGATGCCCATTCCGGGCAGAGAGGGTCGCAAAACTCGACGTCGGCGGCTCATTGGCTTGCGGGCGTAACTGAACCAGCGTCTTTCGAAACGGCGGCACGTTCCCGAGCTGAGAAAAATCCACCTTCGCATCGGATGCATTAGGGCCGGAGCCGTTGACATCGTCGAGCTCTTCCAGTGCCGCGCCTACCGTCGTCGCGGAGAAATTGCTGTCTGCATCGTCATAATTAACCTCGTCGTCGTCAACGTCGAGGATTGTATTATCGTCGCCGTCTATGGTCTTGCCTGTCAGCGTATCCGTAGTATCTCGCCCTACGAGCGTCGCCGTTGCGTTCGGCAGCGTAAACACGCCGCTATCGCCAGCAGCCGAGAAGGACATTGTATTATTGAACGTCGCCGTCTTGCCGTCGGCGATGGTAAGCGTGGCGCTCGTCGCAGGGGCCGTTATCGCAACCTTGTTGATGCTGGTAGCGGAAGCCACACCGAGTGTAGGCGTAGTAAGCGTCGGGGAAGTGGCAAATACAAGTGCCCCGCCCGAGCCCGTCTCGTCGCTTATAACACCCTTTAGCTCTGCCGAAGTAGTAGCCGCGAAGAGATCAAGCTTATTCGTGCTCAGAGCTACCGTACCCGTAAGGTTCGGAAAGGTAATCGTCTTATCCGGTGTTGTAGGGTCTGTTACGCTGAATGTAGTTTCAAATGCATCCGCCGTCCCCTCGTAGATGAAAGGGAAAATATCATTGCCGCCCTCAATTCCACAATCGCCTGACGTACACGAGCCAACTGTAGTGATGTCGCCTGAGCCACCACCGCTCCCGCACTCACCACCTGAATCAACGGGCTGCCCATTCGCGTCAAATTCTACACAATTACCAGAAACAAAACTGGTAGGGACGAGTGCTATTGTCCTAGTGGTATCGGAAGACGTAAGATCAGGGAAAAGGAAAAGAGTTTCGGTGTTATCATTAACAGACCCCTCACACAAAAGACCACCGCCGTTACTTTCATTTGAAAAAACACAGGCGTTTTGTCCCAATACTGGATTTCCGGCAAGGGTGTTAGTGTAGACAATTTGCCATTGCAAAGTGTCAGTTGTGGAGTCACCTACAATTGCAATCCCCGGACTGTTCACTGTAAGGTTGAGAGTGTCAGTTGCAGAATCGGCTACTGGGTCTGTGCCGGAAGGGGCATCGAAAGTTGAAAATGATAATTTTGCAAAGGTCGATTCGAGCTCGGCATCTCCGATAGTCTGCCCGAGGAGAGACACCTCTCCCGCCGCATTGGGAAACGTCACCGCCCTGTTCGCAGTCAGCGCCGGAACGGTAATCGTCATGGTGTCCGCGCCTTCCTGAATCTGAAGGCTGGTATCGTCGAGCACAAGCGGCCCTGTAACAGTGCCACCACCGAGAGGCAGATAGGAAAGTGCCTGATTCGCCCAGTTGCCACTATCGTAAACCAGGGCGTCCCCGTCGTTCGGCTCCGAAAGGCTTACGTCGCCAAGGCCAGCTATCGTGCTCGCGCTCGATATAGCAACCCACTCTTCAGGATCGTCGCAAACGGCCTCTGTGCCGACAGAGCAGAAGTAGATCACGAGGTCGTCGGTATCGACACAGTATTGACCGCCTGTAGCCGCGTCGAACGCAGTACAATCATCGCCTCTGAGGGGCTTGCAGGTATTCCCGTTACAGTCGATGTTCTTGTTAGTTATGGACTGGCTGGAAGAGGTACCAAGGACGTCCGGCGTGATGATATTATTCAGCTTGGAGAGGGTATCTATATCGGACGAGGAGAGGCCCCCACCCCCACCTGCGGGATCGCGCGTGACACCATCGGTGACAATCTGACTGAGGGCGTAGCCCGGCCAGAGCGCTAAAAGCGCCAGAAGTATAAGAGTGCGTTTCATCTATATCTCCGTGTTAGGAATCGCCCCTATCGAACCAATAGAGAACGTTGAACCGGATACTGGCGAAATCGAACGGTACGACAGCCCGATTCTCGGATAAAGTCACAAAAAGAGTAGAACGTTGAACTGATTTCAGCGGGTAAAGGACCGGGAATTTCTCTGAAGTCCATCTCGCGTTAGCTTCGTCGTCGAGGAAATCTCTCACCTCAGTTATTGCATCATCAACATCCCCGATCGAATCGCTGCTGCGGGCGGAGAGAATATCAACTTCTATGGGCAGCACATAACGGACCTGCTTGCCAATAGCCTGTCGTCTGCTCTCCTCGCCGCCATATGGCGCTTCTCGTTCTTCATCGTCGAAGAGCACTATCGCCTTCGGGAAATTGCCAGGAACGTCCTGCAATTCACGAACAAGGTCATCGAGCGGTTTGTAATACAATTCCACGCTATTGATGATGTCTTTGTTCGTATTTAATCCGTCCTTTATTGCCGTGAGAATATCGACCGCCTTGCTCATAATTTGCCAGCGTCCTTTAGCGCCTTCAGGGTGTAAGTGGCGATTTGCTCTTTGAAATCAGTGATAGACCGTCTCCCGGCCTCGCGGAAAGGCATACGAGCCGGAATCTTTATATCGTGAGGCTTCGTCACAGGCAGGCCGAGGGAGCCTCCGATGTTCTTCCTCACAAAAACCGCCGTGCCATCGTCTTTGATGAAATAGTGAGTGCCCCCCGGATGCTTAATTGTCCCGCCGAACTCGTGAATCGCCGCATAAGGAACGCCGCGAGAGCCGTAGGTAACAACAATTCCATCGCCCTCTTCAACAGGCTGGTCAATGAAAACACTTCGTATTAATTGCCCGGTTACTCGGTTTAATATCCGCCGAGTCAGGTTCTCCTGGACTTTGGCGCGGAGGGACTCGCTCCCCGCCCTCATGCCAGTCTTGACGGCCGAGAGTGTGAGCCGGGGATCGCTCAAGGCGGTAAAGTATTTATTGAGCTCTGATATATCGAGCTCGACGACTTTTTCCGCCATCGTCTAATCTCCTACGTATTCCGAGTTGTCCCGCCCATACTGGTCAACCGAATAGTCGAAAGCGTCCATGCTGAAGAACGGCTGGCCCTTTGACTCATCGTCCCTGAGCTGCTTTGCGCGTCTCAAGAAGTACCCTGCGCCCATCTGGCTATTAACCGTCTGCCCCGCGCCGGTCGTGATCGTCATACTCACGGCATCGGGAGCAAGAAGCCCGGCAATAATATCGCAGCACTCGGCCACAGCTAGGCGGAGGTTCGACTGAGTAGACAGAACGAGGTTTATCTGCTGATCGGAAAGCATGAATTTATTATTCTTCGCCTGCTTATCCGGTATCAGCGCCCGCACCTTGTCCTTATCGGAAGGGAAGGCGTCGTTATATGTCCAAGTCTCGGCCACGGATTACTCCCTCAACTTCTTGTTTGCCTTGCTGCCCTGTGGAGCGGTCTTAGCCCTCAACTCCTCGGGCTTTGCCGGTGCTTCGACTTGAGCAGACTTCTCCGGCTCTGAAGGATTGAGGCTCCTGTAGATTCCCCACAAGAGCCTCGTATTCATCTTCATGTATTCGCCGGAGGTCAAATTCGGATTGGTTTCTAGCAAGTCCGATACTTCTTGATCGGTTACCTTCTTCATTCACAGTCCTTACGATACGGTGTTCTTGACGACGTACTTGGTATCGATAGCTGCGATACCGCCGTAGTATCTGACCTTGAACCGAGCCACTACGTCCTTCTCGAACGCGCTCTCGGAGGTCGCGCCCTGGGCAAAGGTCTGTATTGGATAAATCTCATGCCATATGAACTGTCTCTTGAAGTCTCCGATGAACCAGTCGCCAGCGGTCAGGCCAAGTGCAGACCAGAGGGTAGTGGAGAGGGTCCTATAGTTGCCGAAAGGATTCGCCGATATGGTCGTGTTATTCGTGTTGGAGACGGCCCTAACCTCAGTCGCGCCGACTACCCTTCGTACGGTCGTTATAAGCTCTGGACCGCAGAGGATCGTATTCGGGAGCCACAAAACCGGCTGCGCCGTTTCGCCCTGCCTGTCGTCTTTCATGGTAGCGGCATGGTACTGAAGCGCCGCGTCTATGCTGGACCAGTCCGCGAAGGCGTTTGAGGTCTTAAGGTTGGTGTTGCCGGAAGCATAGAGAGTCGTTGCAGCACCGGACGGCCTAAAAACATTCGCATCCGTGCCGACTACGCCCTTGAGAACCGCTATTTCCTTCGCCTGGCGCGTCATCTCGCCTATGCCGCGAGCCCTCATCATGAGCTGCCCGGTCTTATCGAAGATAACGTCCTCTTCGGTCAGGGAGATAATGCGTCCCTTCTTCTCCGTGGCGGTCGTTACATACTTCTCTCCCATGCTGGACTCCTTGTACGGCTCTCCTTCGAGCACGGTCAAGGGTCCCTGGGTAGCAGTGAAGCCGACTATCGTCTCGGATTTCAGGTTGGACGGCATATTCTCAACAAGCTCGTCGCTGATATAGCCGGGGCTGTTGTATGCGTCTATAACCTTATTGAGAATGAGGTTGCCGGTCGCCTTCGGGAACATGGTCGAATCGAGCGCTGCCTCGTGGAAGGTGCTCTCGAAATACCTCTCTATCGGCAGCGTCTCGTCGATCGGGCCAACGAGTCCTTCCCATAGCGCCCTTAAAGACCAGTCCTCGGGCTTGTGCCCTTTCAGGACTGCGCCGTTCGGCAGAGGCTGGCTATTGAGCAGAGGTTCCTGATAGTGCTTTACAAACTTATACTTTCCCTCAGCGCCCCCGCCATGCTTTTTTACGATGTCCTTTATTTCTTGTACTCTCATTTGGTGTTCCACCTCCGGGGTGAATTTGTGATTTGCAAACAAAAAACCCGACTCACCTCACACGGAGGGGCCGGGTTCTGATATGCTTAAATTGTTATCTTGCTATGCGTTATTCGCCGACTTTCGTTCCATGCAGTAGCTGCGAAACGAAATAGACCTTAACGCGGGTCTTAGTGCCTACGTCTCGCACTACGCCGACCGAGCTTGCCGCTACCGCCGTCTCTACGGTCTGACTGAGCAGGGCGTTGCCGGAAGCCTTGTCCGGCCCTACCAGCGCCCCATACTGCCATGCCGTTGACGGGCTTTCCATCTCGAACACGCCCTTCGTCATAACGAGTATCTGTCCCGCCACGCCGGACGGATGCGCCTGTGCAGCGATGCCGACAAAGAGGTCCTTAAAAGCCGCCTGCGTGACCGCAAGGCTCGTATCCCACGTAAAGCTGCCCGCAGGCTTAACATCATCCGTATCGAGGAAGAGCATATCTCCCGCCTCGATTACCGTGGATGCGTCTACAGCCATAGGCTCGTATAATCCTTCGTGTCTAAATCTCTGTTCGTTACTCATTGATAAACCACCTCCGGTTTATTTTCTGTATTTGGTGCCCATTAGTTGAAGAGTCGCTGTGAAACTTTCGCGAGCTCTTCCGCAGAGGGGACAGAATCGCCGCTAGCCCCCTCGGTTATTACTTTCTCAAAGTTATATGGCTTTACAGTGAGCCCTCTTACGGATTCCGACAGCTCGCTGACCGCAATCTTGATGTCTGTCTCATCCATATTGAGCAGCATCTTCTTCCACGTCTCCGTTACGGCGATTTCGGGAAGCTTCGCATCTTTGATCTGTCGCGCGATAAATTCCGCTTTCTCGGCGATTTTCTTATCGCGCTCGAAGCCGTCAACCCGCTCGGTCAGTTTCTTATTGTCTCCTTCCAGGCGGGCGTTTTCCTTCTTAAGCGATTCGACTGTCTCGCCGTCCTTTATTTCTTTAAGAATGTCAGCCTTAAGCTCGTCGAAAACCTCTTTGTTCTCGCGAACATCTTTCGCAGTAAATTTCATATCTAAACCACCTCCGGGTGTATTTTTACCTATAACACTTTCAAACAGTCCTTTATTCGTAGCCGGATCGGAAACAAGGTCGCAGGATTCCACGGCCGAGAGAGATACAACGAACTCGCCGTTTTCCTCCTTGACCGACTCGCCGAACGCTACGATTGAATTACCGAATTTATGAGAAAACCGCTCTATCCGCGGGAATAATTCCTCCCTGACGAACGGCGTATCGACTAAGTACATATCGCCGTACACCTTGTCCTTCGAGGCGTCATATCTGACGTTCTTACACTCGGAGAAGGAGGAATTTACATCCCTCGGGAGCTCGTCGAACGTGTGATTCGTGTACTGGATAGCCCCTTCGAGGAGCCGTGCCGCGTCCTTCATAGCCGATTCCTTGAACGTGTACCCGTTTGCCGATACTGCCCCGAGGAGGGAGACGTTCCTGATTATCAGGCTCTCGGAGTCGAACTGGGACTCTTTAAATAGCTCCCCGGCCTTCCGGTTTTCTTTGATTTCCCTTTTTTGCCCATTCTGGCTGCCCCTATCGCCTTCGTATGTAACTTTCTTTTCCACTTCCTTCATATCTCCGGACAGAAGAACGTCACCCTCTACGACCTCGTAGGTGATTCTCCAGTATTTGCCGTCCTTCCGCATGATCACGTGGTCTTCGTATATCTCCTCTACGTAGCACCAGTGATCCTCCTCGTCGTATTTGGCCATAACAGCACCCGCAACGAGGTCGGCTACGGCATAGAGGCCCTGAGATATATCGGGATTCGCCTCTTTAAAGGCTTTAATTCTGTCTTCGATAGTCGGTTTCATAACACCTCTTAGGCGGCTTTCGATAACTGCTGAATTTCGTCTAGCGTAAGAATGCGTGTATCTGTCGCCATATCTCTGACCGAAACACCCTTCTTAAAAAGCTCGTACCGTGCCCGGCCTAGTGCCTGTTTCTGGAATGCCGCCGGTTGAAGCCGCAGGAACTCGTCGAAGTCTAGCGGCAATACGGGCGCCTGACCTGTGAACAGGTGTTTCAGATCGTCCGGTATATCGTTATCCGTAAGACCTATATCGCGATACCCTTTTACGACCGGACTCAGGATACATATGCAGCGCGGATGCTTCGGCGGCACTTCCTTCGTGTCGAGCGGAAGCTCACGCCCGTGAAGTCTCCGGCATATCGGGCATACATTCACGTTCAGACTGGATAGCCATACGAAGCCGCGGAGAACGTCCGAGTTCTGACGCATAGCCGCCAGATTGACCTGAACTCCAACCCTGGCGAACTCCGTTCTAACTAACGTCTCGGCACGATAAACCAGCGAATCCCCGAGGACTTCCTTAACCCTCTGAGCTGCTTGCCTGACCGTCTCTCCCTGCATGAGGGATTCTGTCAGGGCGCCCTTGATCCTGTCTACAGCATCGCCGTAATTCCGTATCAGGCGCTCTGAGTACGTCAGCCCCCCGAGCGGCGTATTAACCATTCGTTCGACGTCGGCGAACGATACGGGATCGAATCTCAACACGAGTCCCGCTTTGGGCGGTATCTGCTGATTTATCATCTCGATTAACAGCGAGCCTTCCTGCTGCGCAAAATCCATCAGCTCCAGCTTGATTGCCTGCTCTATGGTCATCCTTGAGGTTTCGAGGATGATAGCAATCTGCCTGTTTATCCCTTCAAGCCGTTGAATTTGAAGGCTCGTCAGCGCCTGGAAATTATCCGTGCCCCCCGGAATCGCGGAGTAATTCGCGTTTAATATGCTGATTATTTCTTTCTGTGTATCGAGGAGCGCTTTCAGGAAACGCTTCAACGCCCCGTTCTCCAGCTTCTCGACAAAGAGCATATGCCGAAGAAACGCTATCGCTATCGCGGTATTAACATCCTCTGGGGCCTTCTTTGTAGCCATGATCTCTTAGTTCGTCTTCAGGGAGCCGTAAAGCCTGAACTCTGTTTGCGCGTCCGTGCCGTTCACATAAACGATTCTTGCGCAGCGCCCCATAGTCTCGATACTGTATGCCCCGTTGCCTTCAGCAGTGTAGGAATAAACGCTTTCATAATCCCAGTTCGGGGTCGCCCCGGCCTGATCGCATCCCTTATCCCCGGTCTGTTGGATCTTCACCCCGTCTGTATCGCTGTCCTCGTCTGCATAGACCATGAGCTTGATGCGCCCATAATCTCCGATATAAACCGAGGGCCCCGTATAGGTGTCAGACGCACCGAGTGGGGTTTGCGTGTAGGCAAGCTCTTGTGTCTGGTAGGTTATCGGCGTCCCGGCATATGCAAAAACCGAAACAAGTGCCAGAAACACTACTAGCAGGATATTATTTCTCGGGGTCATTTGGCTCCTCGTTGTCGTTATTCTCTTCATCCTCGGCTTCGAGATCGTCGACGTACTGCTTCGTCGCAGAGTGGGTCAACCTGTCGTCCTTCTCCATGCGTTCGGCCTCTTCTTCGAAGTTAAATCCGAAGTGTCCTGCGGTCTTGGACTTCGATACGACGCCCATACCGCGAAGGAGGTTATAGGCCTCTGCGTCGTCTTTGAGGCTTCGTATATCGAACGCAGGGAACTCAAAACTGGCTTTGGCCTCGATATGTTGCGGGATGCGCCCGGCATCCTTCCCGCCCTGTACGACGCGGTTGAATACCTCTTCGAACTCCTCGCCGAAGAACGCCTGCATATCCTCGATGTACTTTATTGCGGTTACTATCGCCTGCTTTATAGAGGCGAAGTTATTATTCGAAGCATCCCCGGAGACAACGAATTCCGGGAGGCTCACGCCGGAAGCCATAGAAAGAACAAGCATCCTGCCATCTACCGCGGCCTCGCTCGCCCCCAGGTTTGGGCTCTTGAACTCGACCTCACTGTCCCGGTCTATGGTGATCTGTGTTCCCGGCTGAGGCGCTTTGAGCTTGTTTCCGGTCTCTCCCGGCCTCGCAACCCTCTGAGCATTCACTTGGCTCTGAAGCTGCGATGTAGCACCGGTCATCTTGCGTACAAATACAATAGCAGCCCTGAACTTGTTCAGAACTACGCGGAAGTGCCTGAATTGCTTATATTCTTCGAGGTCTTCAAATATCGGCTCCAGCTCGGAGCGGCCCCTCTTCACGTTCTCGTCGACGTTGATTTTTATGTGCTGAACCTTACCGGGTTCGAGCTTTATGTCTTCCTTGTCGAAGCCCGGCGGCCTCAAGCGGTATGAAATAACCTTGCTTACATCCTGCTTATCCGTCTCGATTCCATGAGAAATGCTCGGGTCCTTCGATTGTATCCAGTCGGGATCAAGGTAGTGGAACGTTACCGTTTTCGGCTCCTTCTTGCGGGCCGATTTCTCGGCTTCTATGAAGTGATGGAAGCACTCGCCGTCCCTGAACGTCCTGCGGACGGTTTCCCGCTGCTTCCTGCGCCACTTTACGGCTTTGCAGAATAGCTCCCACTCTTCCTTGACGGGCTTGAGCTCCGCCTCCGAGAGGTCAGAGTCGTATACTATCTCCGCACCCTTGCCGAGTACGAAGTTCGTCAGGTTACGCAGGATTCCGCGGCCATGAGGGTTGTTATAGTACGCCCTGTAGGCCGCTGCCCTGATACGTGCCTGATTTTGCTCGGGCAGTTCTTTCCACTCTTCGCCCCCTATGAGGTCGTTCGCGGTTGAGCCTATTAAGGTCCATCTACCGCCGTCCGTATCGGCCATAACCATATTCGCGACCTGCTGGACAAACTTCTCCTGTATGCCCTGCACCGCCGCTTGGGCCTTTCGGGACTCAATCAGTTCTTGTCTCATATGATTTCGGGGGTAGAAATAAAAAAGCCGGGCAAGGAGCGAATCCCTGTCCGGCCTGTCTTATTCATTTTTAACCCGGCGACACTGGTCATCCGGGGCCGCGCTATCACGCGGGTTGATGTTTGGGCGGAATCGCCCCTGACTACATCCTACGGATTTCAGGGGATAATGTCAAGTGATAATTATCTGCAAATCTTCTGGAGACGTCTCTTAGTGCGCCTGATAAGCTGCTCGGCAGCCTTGGGAGAGACGCCCATAATTTCCGCAACTTCCCTGTATGTATGACTTTTCCCGCCTTCGAGGCCGTAACGGAGAATTAGCGCGGTCTGCTGACGCAGGCTTAACGAGTCAAATAAAATTTCTATACGATCTCGTGTAACGCGTAGGCGTATCCGTTCAGGCAGGAAGTCCCGTATGCGAAAGAGGCGGTCGCCATTTCTCGGCTCGTTCCGAGTCATCATTCACCGTTACCAGCCGCCAGCTCGTCGTCTATAGCCTTGATAATAGAGTAGAAGCCGGAGAGATCGTCGTATAAATGTATTTCACCTACGGGGGTCGATTTAAAATGCTTCTTTAGTGCCGGACTGCTACCGAACTTCTCTCCGAGCCGGTCGGTGTTATCGGCAAGCGTTTCTCTAAGCAGGCGAAGGAATGCCGTCTCAGCCAAAGTCGAATACCCCCTCTGCGTATGGTGGCTGCTCTTCATAGAATCCCGATCCATCGGCCAAGACAGCGATTGCCCCGCTCAGCGCATCGATCTGGTCATCGTGAACTCCGGTCGTTGGGAACGCTACCGCCTCATCCAGAAAATCATTTATCCACTCCCCTCGAAGGAGTTTCACGTTGCCCGCCTCCGCCTGGCTTGAAACCGGGTTGGCTCGCACCTCCTTGGGTCCTGTGGGCCTATGGCCCCTGAAATCATAACCTTGGAGGACTATCCGGGTGTAATAATCAATCACCCGCTTGCCCGAATCGCCTCCTTCCTGTTCCATGCGGATTGATACGGCTACGCCATCTATCAAGGCTGTGCGTTTGATTAAATTCTCTCCCTCCAGCGGAGATGCTCGGAGTCTTCTCATGTCCAGAATGTAATAAATCCCCTCAGGTGAGACGCCAACCTTCGCCCCGGCCATATAATCAGGGTCCTTGCCCGGCTTGGGTTCTGTCCCCGCCATATCCCAATAGCGCACTATTCTGAGCCCCAGCGGAACGTCGTCGACGATTTCGAACCACTCCCGTTTGAATTTCTTGCCGCCCGGGCGGACGCTCCAGTCGCCATCCATGATGCGTTTTCTCGTGATGGGATCGAGATTCATGAGCGAATGGGTGTATGCATCTTTGTCGAGATATGGATTATCGGAAAGGCGGGCAGGAATATATATCCGCCCATTCGCCAAGCCTTCAATGATGAACCGCTGCTTTACCCACTCGTAGCCCGGTCCGTCCGGGTTCGTGCCAGACCGGACCCTGAGCGGCACAGGGTAGCCCATAAGCCTTCGAAGGCGCGTAAAAAGATATACATACTGCGTCTCCGCGAACTGCGTAAGCTCGTCAAAGCCGATAAACTGAAACTCAGAGGATTTATAGCGATACTTGTCATTCTCATGTTCCAGGTATCCGAAATTCAGCGTCGCACCTGACGGAAACACCCACTGCTTATCCTGCTCCTTCCACTTGGCATCCGTTCCCCCGAGCCATTCCTGCGAGCGGTCTATCAGGGCTCCGGGGAGTTTAAGATCAGCCGTTGTTCTCATGAGCAATAGGGCAGCGTAACCGGGTGCGTCGACATACTGGAGGGCAAACATAAGAAGGAGGTCCGTCTTCCCCCCACCTCCGGCTCCGCCATACATAAGCTCCTGAACATCATTACATAGCAGCGCCGCAAGCTGCCGCTCCGTGGGCGCATGAGGGATGTAATTATTCCACTTGAGCTTAGTGTTCAGCCTCTTGATCAGGCGGGGGGATATATCCACATTCCGCCAGGATGTCGAGGACTGTTCCTGCGTTTGCATTGTTGATCTCTACCTTTATCGTCTTGTTGATATTGAGAGTATGATTTACAGTCTCGTTCTTATTAACCTGCACGGTATCTGTAAATTGATTGAAATTTTTGCTTAGGAATATCCATGTAGTTTCTGCTTTGGAGAAATAGGGACGCATCTTCATATGCAGCGCATTCCTTTTCGTCTCCCATTTTTTTATGGAGTTGGAAAACCGCTTCGATAAAGATTCTTTATGGCTCTTCCGGCCCCCTGCTTCGTATTCATAGAGAGTTGTTTTATCGATCCCGAGCTCGGCAGCGAGATTATCTTTCGTACACAATTCCAGATATTTCGAGATGATCAGGAGAATGTTATTTGCCTTCGGATTGTCATAGTTAATATTTGAAAGCGGATTCCATTCATCAACCAAACTCTCCAGCCGGGCGCATAGCTCCGCCGTCAGTTTCGACGGCCTCCCGCCGCGATTCTTCTCACCGCCATCTCCAGGTGTTCTAACTTTTGGTAGCATTGTATTTGTTCACCTCGCCGCCTCCTTGGCCCCCCAATACTCGCTCTCGGGCAGGTGTATGTATTCCCGTGTTTCAGGACAATATAGGGTTAATGTAAGGTTATTAAGGCTTTTACCCATGAGAATATATTTAACCCCTTTATGTGTAATCTCCTGCCCCATATGAAATCCGCCACTATTATCCATGCCTTGCCTCCTTCGCCTCAGCCTCCGCCATCTCCCTGTGCGGGCACGTAGTCCCTGACAGCTTCGGGTGTATGCTTCCATCGCCGAACCTGTCCCTATTGCAGAACGGGCAGAAATCAGCGTGTTGTGTTATAAACGCCTGCGTCATAACAGTTACCAGTCCCGCGGGTTCTCCATCTTCCCATGTTCCATAGACCCACTTTCTCAGAGTATATCGCTTCACATTTGCTTTCGCAAAGAAATTCAGCTTCAGGATTCTATCCATACTCCAGTTCGACAGGAAGTAATCCACTCCCTCGCGCTCCAAGGGGGTTAAGCCGTCCACGTAGCCGGAAATAACGGGATCGAGCAATTCCAGGTACGGTTTGGCGAGTTCGGGGACAGGCTGCCCAGCCTTCCATTCGCGGTAATGCGGAAGGGCCGCGCAAATCGCATCGTGTACCATCTTCTTCTTCGTCCTGTTCAGTTTCGGCATAATATCCCGGCTAATATGTATATACTCTGTGTATAGTGTATTCGTTATGGCCGCGAGGGGCAAGGGTTAGTCGTCCGCATGACGATGCTTTGGAGCCTTGTAAAGAAAAACAATCTCACCTGTATCCGGCTTGTACCGACACGCATAATCCCGCGTTTCGGGATACTTCTCATTGATAGTGCCCCACAAACGCTTTTCGCGCTCACGCTTTGTTGCGGCCATAGTTTGCATACCAACGTCGGCGGCCATCATATCCTCCACGATTTCCACGGTCAGCCCGAGGCGGACGCGCACACGGGCGAGCTCTATGTCCCCGGGGATTCTCTTCTTCATACGTCGAGCTGATATTACTACCTGACTGCAATCAGCAAAACTCGGCAATACAACGGGCAAATCGTTGTGCCGGTACACGAATGGCGAATCGCCAACCCGGAAATGGGTCGACTTCTCCATAACCTCCTTCGGGAAAATCTCGTCGAGGTTGACCTTCTTCCCCCGCTCGGCCATGAGGTCTTCTATAAGCTCAATAGCCTCTTCCCCGCCAGCGTTCCATGCATCAATATAATCCAGCCTCTTGCAGATTCTCTTGGCTCTTTCTTCAATCGTCTCGCTCATTGGTTTGCTCTCCTTTAATTGTTGACAATCTTTCCCGTCCCCTGACATACTGGACATGTAACCAGCACCCCTTGATGCCGTAAAACAAAATCAATTACGGTGTACGGAGCCTGATATTTACCGCTTTCCCATCTACTAACAGTATTCGCGTGCGTATTGAACCTCTCCGCGAATTGTTCCTGTGTTTCATTGAGAGAAATTCGCAGTTTTCTAATCATGGCCGGGAAGTCAATTGCCTTCGGTCCGCTCATTGGTTTGCTCTCCTTTCTCGTTTCCCATGTCGGTAATCCGAGGAACTTTTTTACTCGCTCTATCCACGTTGGCGGGTATGGAAGCGGAACCGCTGGCCCCCACGTGCCGTCCGGACGCTTCTGTTGTACTCCATCGTCATTATTCATCCCTTCCCCCCGTTCGCACGATCTTCCAAGGCTCGGCAAATCTCCGGGAGTTTCTTGTATATCTCCTCGGGGAGCAACAAGGGGTGGCTCCATTTATCCCGGGCATCGAAGCCAATAACGAGTTCATCTCTACAACCTGAGAACCTTCTCAACTCGGTACGCTTCGCACCACAAGACACGTTTAGAAAATCAAGAGTTTTATTGTCGTAATAAACGGTCCCATTCCATCCCGTCACCCAGAACTGGACGAGGTGGAACACTCCGTACTCCTTGCCGAAGTCGTGAGCCTCTTCGCAAAAGTTCCACTTCCTATATTCCACCTTCACCTTCGGCTTCTTCGGCTCCGGTTGTGCCTCTTGCCAGACCTCCTTAACGGCCTCACCCTCAATTCCCTTAAACAGTTTAGCGCTATCAATACCGCGCTCCCTGTGCTGCCAGTAGTAGACAGAGGCGTCGGCGAGATTATCAAAATCTCTCACGTACCATGTAGGAGGCTGATAGCCCTCGCAGTTTTTAAGCGCTGAGTTTTCGGATTCCCATGCTACATAGAATTTCACTTTCTCTTCCTTCATATCCTTCTCCTTGTAATGTTCATTCAGCTCCGCAATCGCC